TTGTTCAATATGTATAAAAATCCCCGAGCTCGTGGCCCGGGGGGGGGTGGGTAGGAGGGGTTACCAATCTTCTGTATTGTTATCAGGATTGGCAATTAAATTGTTATGAACATCTTTCTGAATCTGATCTAATAGAGGATTACAGCAGTCTATGATAGCCCGGCGGTAAAAACCTTCTATTGCTTTCATTTTACCATTTTGTTTAAAGCATAAGTCATAAGTGAGAAGTTCTGCTGGGGTATCTGTCGCTGGTAAATATACACCATTAGTCATCCCAGCAGGAGAATGTCCTTTGATTTGTCGAATATCAATTTTATAACGCCCATCTCTACATCTTATGTCAAGTGTGTAGTATATATTTGCATCCACGATCATTCCCATTGCCGCCCTTGTTGGGATAACCGAATATCCTTTTACAATAATAATTCCTTGGTCGGGATCGTCTAATTGAATAACATCTTTTGCCGAATTGAATATATTCGTTATGCACAATTTTGTCGCATTATATAGGGCTTTCTTGTCATGTCCTTCCTCATGAACAACTCGGGAAAACACGACCTCGCCTTTTTCGTTAAACGGCATTTGCCCTTTCCCGTATCTTTTTTGATCCGCCTCTTTATCGACTTGCGCCCACATAGGGGCCGCAAACAAAACCAAAGAAATAGTAAGTAAAAGTTTCTTCATGGTGTTTAATTTTTGGTTTATACAATTTGCCCCCCCCGGATACTCGGAGAGGGGCATTTTCACTTTGTTTTATGGGGGGAAGCCCGTATCTGTTATTTTCACCTCAAAAATCCCTCCTCCCCTCGGCTTTTTGCGATACAATGATTTGTCGCACAATGCGTTAATATATCTGAAAAGAACATTTTTTAGCCCATTGCAAAATTGCCCATTTTGAAAGGAGGGTGTTCGCCTCCTTTCGGGTGCAATCTGCACGACGAGCGCGTCACGGTTTATCCGTCAGTTCATCCTGCTTTTTTTCGACTGCACCCAACCGTCGAGAGAGGACTTCATCGTCACCCTTGGAATTCAGCTGTCGAAGCAGAGCTTTGATTTGTTCATCTTTTACAACAAGCTGCTCTTTCAGGGTGTTGATGTAGTCCGATGTTATTGGATCCATCTTCGCCTGTGTGTTTGTTGGGTTAATACTGTTGTTATCTAAATGCGTTGCGTCGCATTGTTCCGTTATATATTTATTGATTTTATCGCCCAATGCTTGCTTTAATCTAATAATGTGTTCTTCCCTTAACGAACCTTTACCAGATAAAACGGTAGAAACCTGCGGCTGTCTTAACCCCATAATTGCGCCTAATTCTTTTTGACTTAACCCAAGTTCAGCCTTAAGTCTCTTTATATCAATCATTTTATAAAACTGCGGGATATTATAAAAAATAATTATAAAATATATTTCAATAACTATTGAATATATCCAATACAAACCTTATATTTGCATTGTGGAATTGAACTACACCGCAAAGGTAAAGAGTTATACTCCACAAAACAATGTAAAGATATATAAAAAAGATTGAAACAACCAAATCCGAAAGGGCAAAATAGTGTGCCAATAGGGTTTACAAACGTTCTTTGAATGGATACAACCATTACTGTATTAACGATTTTGCAAGTGCTAAATGTCGTATTATTGGTAGCGGCAATATGGCTCAGGCTCGACGCGCTGCGCATACGGCGTAGACGTTTGACTGTATTAAAAGAGATTAGAAAGATACAGAATAAGCGCCTTGACCATCTTAAACACGGTAGGCAGTAGTATTATGGAGTTTAATATTGTCAGCCAAAATGCCACCTTGTTCCGCTTCATCTCGGCGACAGACAGTTTGAGGCTTTCGTTTTCGAGGGCGCGGGTATTTATATCTTCTTGCTCTCGCTCGTAGATATATTTCGCGCCACCCTCCGATATTACGAATGCAGTCTTCCCCGTGCCGCTCAGCCCGATGCTGTCTTTCGTAGCAACTCCTGAGTCGCACAACCGATTATTAAAATGTAAAAATATACAAAAAAACAATAATAACAATGAATCATTCACAAGAAGACATCGAGCGTTGCGCCTTTGTAAAGGGTTACAACATCATCCGCGCCCGGAGAAAAGGCCGGGACCTCGCCAGCATTGCTATGGATGAGATTAGTCAGGCGTTAAAAGAAGGCGGGTTATGCGACAAAGCGTTCCACAATCGCAAATACGGCTATGTGAACCATACGCCCACAGAACGGGAAAAGATCGAACAGATATTTACCAAATGGGGAGTATCCGATCCCTGGGGGCTGGCTTAAGACTATGAAAACTGACGCCATACTGAGCAAACGCGAACGTGAGGTGATGAACCTCGTCGTGCTGGGCTATTCGGCCCGCGAGATCGCAGAACGGATGAACGTGATCTACCAATGCGTAGCGAACCACCTCCAGAGCATCTACGACAAGACGGGGACGAAGCGGACCTTGCAGGCATTGGTTACCTGGTATTTCACGCAGAATTTCGGCATCACGCTCAACGTGTCCGAGATGACCCGACGCATCGGGGCCGCGGTTCTGCTGTGTCTGTTCTCGGTGGAGGTGTTCAGTACGGATTTCGAATGTCGCAGGTTGCGCAATCCCCGCCGAAGCCGAGGCTTCCGGGTGGAGGAGCTGATAGAGAACTAAACCAACAAGGAGTGCGTGGCAGGTTCGAATCCTGCCGCACTCCCAAGATAGCATCCCGCAAGGGTTAGGGGTTTAATCGCTGGCAATAACCCCAGCTGCAAGGCAGAAAGCGATCCGGCAGTCGGAGCCACACCATTCCGACCGACGCCTGCAACGTACTGCACTATGTGCCGCCATTGAGAAGATGCGGCCGCGAGTAAGCAAATAGCCGAAATGCGCGAAAGACTGGCATAGGACCCGAAGCTGCGATGATATGAGCGGCGAGGACCACCGGGATAAATTGAATGCATATTATGCCCGGTGTGGTTTGAATGTACCTATCCGGGCTCCAATGCGGGTTTTGTGCACACGTTCTTTCTGTCCATTTGCGATTTAAGCTTGTAGTCATTTGCGCAATCCCGCTTTTATGCCCTGATGGCGACCAAATAGATAACCGGCTTCGGCTGGCGTATACCACTATTTATTCGGCGAGCCTTGTCTTCGATGGCGTCAGGGCACGAATACCTTAAAATTTCAAGACTATGGAGAATTTAAAAAAGCCACAGGCTCGCATATTGGCCTACTTCATCAGAGGAGGAACGCTGACCGTGTGGAAAGCGATGAGCAAATTTGGCACGACGGAGCTGCGGAAGATTGTCACGAGGCTCCGGCGCAAAGGCTACATCATCGTTGGCGATTGGTGTTACAGCCACGACGCAGACAGAGGGCGGGTTGTCCGCTACAAAGAGTATCATATGGTCGTTAACCCTGAAATTGCACAAATATGAAAACCGATACATTCAAAACCCGAAAATTTATGGGTATTGACTTCACTCCGCGAAAGAGATACCGTGCGGAGATCGAACGGCTTGAGCGAGTAAATGCGGACATCCGTCGGAGCTTTGCCGAAGGCGAGAAAGATCGCAATAATCTTCTGAAAAAGTGCGCCGAAGAACGGAACATTCGTTATGCCGCTGAGGCCGAATTACAAAAGTATCGGCGTAAACGCGGCGCCGACGGGCGTTTCATCAAATAATAAGGCGTATTAACGCCTCCTTTCTTTATCCATCATTGCACGTCGCCCGCCATCCGTGAGGCCCGCGGGCGATATTTGGAGGGTTGGCCGAGTGGTTGAAGGCTCCGGCTTACTAATCCGGCGAGCGGTAACGCTTCGGGAGTTCGAATCTCTCACCCTCCGCAACCCCTTTGTTGGTGATGCAAGTAGAGCGACGATAGCGCAAGGGATTATTGCCGATTGCACGGCAATGGCAAAGCGGAACAGACGCTTGACTCTATCGGACAGGTTATACGAAAGCATCTGACAGCCGGGAAAGACCGGCATTTTGAGCTATGGTGTAACGGTAACACATCACCCTTTGGAGGTGGCGCTTCCGGTTCGAATCCGGGTAGCTCAACAGGGGAGCGATCCCCACGTTGTTAGTTTGATCGAAGGGTCATTCAATCAACGGAAGCGAAAGAGGGTATATCCCTCGACAATCCGAGGCCGCGTGAAAAGAGTAGCAAGGCCGAGGCGGAAGCTCACGAAACGGGCAAAGAACGCAAACCGGCGGCGCGGAAGCTGTGTCGCCACCGCGGGGGATCGTCGTAAGTCCCCCGCATTTTTTGAAATAAACAATCATCTATTATATGCAGAGTTATATCAATGAGCTCAAAGAAAAGGGTCTCGTGCCTTTACGGCTTGATAACAACACGGTAATCTTGGTTCCTCCGGAGAAAGCCAATGAGAAATACAAGGCGCGCTATCTCAAAAACGCCGAGAGGTCGCGGAGGATGGCAACACATTTAGATTAGCTATGAATTACGGATTACCTTATAAGGGTTCTAAGAATAGTATTGCGAAATGGGTTATTTCGAATCTTCCCGCGTCGCATACGTTCGTGGATTTGTTCGCCGGAGGATGTGCGGTAACTCACGCTGCCATATTGTCTGGTAAATTCGGACGTTTCATTGCAAACGATATTGCGGAATATCCCCAAGTCTTCCGTGATGCCATCGATGGGAAATACCGGAATGAATGTCGATGGATCAGTCGGGAGGATTTCTTCCGTCTCAAAGATGACGCCCCCTACGTGCGGCTTTGCTGGAGCTTTGGGACTGGTATGCAGGCATATCTATATAATCCGGAGGTTGAGCGGTTCAAAAAACACATGCACGCGATATTTTTCGCGGGAACGCCCACGAGCGCGCGGTTGGCATGGAAAGGATTTGTCCGGGAATTTGCAAAAGTCCGTGATGAAATAGGAGAGCTGACGCAAAAGGTGCTGAAGTTGTGCGCAGCGTGCGACGTGGCACCTCAATACAATGCGGACGGCACATTGAATACAAAGGCGATACATACAGATGTTTTTCGGGTTAAATCAGCGTATTTGCGAAAATATTTACAGAACGCCCTGAAATTATCCGGTCTTACGCAAAAAGATGTCGACCGACACCTTGGGAATTATATGAGTGGGCATTATTTTTGCGAATCTCAATGGATGTTGCCATCCTCTGAACAATACGAGAAGTTGCAAGAAATTTTACCGGCGTTAACTATTCCGTGGGCGTCCTTAAACGAAAGTCTGCAAAGTCTGGAAAGACTGGAAAGACTGCAAAGTCTGCAAAGTCTGCAAAGTCTGCAAAGTCTGCAAAGTCTGGAAAGACTGGAAAGACTGCAAAGTCTGGAAAGACTGCAAAGTCTGGAAAGTCTGGAAAGACTGAAACTGTCCCGAAAGGATTACAGCGATGTTGCTATACCGCCGGGCGCGACGGTATACTGCGACCCGCCGTATGCTAACACGACGGGGTATATCGACGATTTCGACCATGAACGATTTTATAGATGGCTGCGGAGCATGGAATTCCCGGTGTTCGTTTCTGAATATTCCATGCCGGACGACTTTATATGCTTTGCGAGTATTGACAAAGCATGCACCTATTCATCATCAAAAACGATAAAACGCGTAGAAAAGATGTTCGTACACGAGCGGTGGGCGGATGCTGTGAGGCGTCCGGATGATAATGTTCGGGGGCGGCTGTTCTAATCCTCCCTGCGTCGCAATAGTATTACCGCCATAGTAGTATTGTCGGCTGGCGTCCTATCTACGAATAACCCCTAAAAGTAAGAAATTATGGATGACATTACCCGCGTCTGCCGCAAATGCGGGCAGGAAAAGCCGTTGAGCGAGTTTGTAAAAGATAAGACATGCGCATTAGGTTATAGCCATACTTGCAAACAATGCAATGCGGAAAGGAACCGCAAGTGGCGCGCTGCCAATCCCGAGAAGGTGCTGGAATATAAACGCAAACGATACGCTGCCAATCCCGAGAAG